ACAATTGAAGCTTCACATTTCCTATCATGATGAATTCCTAGAAGGGTTCTGGGACCAGAAGATCGTATCAGCCCGTATCAAGGCTGAGATTGATCAGGAGTCCCAGGGTATCTGTGCTCGGATTGATGCAAGGGAAATTGAATTTCCCCACCTTCCGAACGATCATCAGGTAGTGCAAAGGTTCTCTGCTTTACCCCCCTACCGTCCACCAGTCGTTGATGCTATCGCATTATCTGAACCCCTGAAGGTTCGGATGATTACGAAAGCTGAAGCTGAGACCAAGGCTCTGAAGCCATTACAAATGGCACTTTTTCAGTATCTTGGTTTACAGCCTCAGTTTGCTTTAACAAGTGGATGTACCAAGAGTTCCCTACTGGACTCCTTCGAGGAGTCCGCTCTGTCTTGGATCGAACGGATTGAACAACAAATTCAATCTATTGAATCAAGATCAGATGATGGGGATCTCTGGTTATCTGGGGATTATACAGCGGCCACAGACAATTTTCCAATGTCTGTCACCAATGCACTTCTGGAGGGATTACTCTCTGAGATTGACCATGAGCCCACAAAGATGTGGGCTCGTTGGGAATGTTCACCGCACATCATTCGATACCCAGTTGGGTTAGATGATGGTGTTCAAACCTCTGGTCAATTGATGGGGAGTCTTCTCTCCTTTCCTCTTCTTTGCTTCCTGAACGATTTCATTGTCTCTGAATCAGGATTTGAGAAAGGAAAGTACCTGATCAATGGTGACGATGTTGTCGCCAAGGGACCTTTATCTGTCATCTCACGATGGCGAGAAAATGCCCCTCAGGTTGGTCTTTCTCTTTCCATGGGGAAGAACTTCATCAGTGAAGATTTTTGCACTGTTAACTCTCAGTTGTTTTACCACGCTGAGTGTCAACACACAGGAAAGGTATCTTGTCAAACAAGAACCGGTTTGAGCCTGGGCTTCTGTTTTCAAGAATCCCAGTTCTACTTTGGTTGTCATGACGAGATGTATCAAGAATTCATTCGTAGAAACATTCTTGAGTTGAGGAAGACTCCTCGATCTCTCTTTGTTTCCACAGACTTAGGAGGACTTGGCCTGGTCACTGATCTGTCCCGTGTGGACAGAAAGTTGGCACACCATGTCTACCTTCGTGATTTCTTGAAACCTCTCCTTTCTTCACCTTCCGTACCAGGGTTCTCCGACTATCAGGTCTTGTTAATTCCTGAGTTTCAAAATGAGAAAACTCGTGGATGTCTACAAGATTTAGATAAGTCAGAGCAGACTCTCAATATTCTCCGAAAGGTCTTCCAAGAAGATCCTATCATTGAAAGCTTCTCTTCCGATCTTACTCATCGTGAGTTTAAGGAGGATTTGAAGCAAATTGTGAGTCAGCTGGACCCTACCCTCTTGGACCAATTCCATAAAACGAAATTGACTGATCTCCCGATTCTTTCGAGTCGGAGATTCAATGTCCTTTTCGTTCAAAGTGGAAATGTCCGGTGGGTTAGGAAACGAATCCTGGACCATGTGGTTCAATGCTTGATTCGGGTCTCAAAGAGTCCTCTTTTCGAGGACTTCGGCGATGAGATTCGATCATTGACCCTTGAGGAACTCAAGGACTTTGATCTTCTCTCTTCTTGCCGGGATCTCTTCGAGCCCCATTCTGAGCGTGAACCACAGAAGTTCATCCCTTTTGAAGGCTTTGAAGGCCTTCTTGATTCAGATTTCAAAGAACGAACTCAACCACCGAAATTGTTTCCTCATGACCAAATTGAGGAATTTCGGCGATTTGATTTGCCGGGAGAAACCGTTGGGACTGATCATCCCGAGGACCTACCACAATAGTAAGTGATGGTCCATTTCTCCCCGATTGTAATACATTCTACCAATAGAAGATATTCTAGATCTTTGTCTTGACCGACTAGGACCCAGAGATATCTTGGATCTGACAGAGCGATCGACTGCTCTACACGGGACACAATAATTGCCCGAAAAGAGAACGAAAGATGTCAGCACCTGAGAGATCTTATGAGAGTTCGAAAG